AAAGAACTAGAGCCAGGTCTAAATGCACTATTTGGACTTGAGTATAAACAATATGTAAACGAAGCAGCTGAGATTTTCGAAACAGAAAACAGTGACAGAGCTTTTGAAGAAGAAGTAATGTTATCTGGTTTCGCGAATGCATCAGTTAAACCTGAAGGTCAAGGCGTAACTTTCGACAGTGCGCAAGAAACTTTCACAGCACGTTATACAAATGAAACAATCGCACTTGCGTTCGCGATCACTGAAGAAGCGATCGAGGACAACTTGTACGATAGACTTGCAAGCAGATACACAAAAGCTTTAGCAAGATCTATGGCTAATACAAAACAAGTTAAAGGCGCGGCGGTTTTAAATAACGCGTTCACAGCAGCCTATGCTGGTGGAGATGGTAAGGAGCTTTGTGCTACTGACCACCCAACACTAGCGGGATCTTTTTCAAATGAATTGGCTACAGCAGCTGATTTAAATGAAACATCTTTAGAACAAGCATTGATCGACATTGCAGCGTTCACAGATGAAAGAGGATTGAAAGTTGCAGCTAGAGGAATGAAATTAATTATTCCTTCTGCTCTTCAATTTACAGCTGAGAGACTTATGAAGTCTAAAGGCAGAACGGGCACAGCAGATAACGACATCAACGCAATCAATAATATGGGTGCGGTTCCTGAAGGTTATGTAGTTAATCACTACTTAACTGACACAGCGAAATGGTTCGTTAAAACTGATGTACCTAATGGCTTGAAGCACTTCACAAGAGCACCATTGAAAACTTCAATGGAAGGTGACTTCGATACTGGTAACGTTAGATACAAAGCTAGAGAGAGATACGTTTTCGGATTCTCTGACCCTAGAGGTATCTTCGGATCAGCAATATAATAAAATAACTATTTTGAGGCGGAACACAGTTCCGCCTCAATCTTAAAATACGGTGTAGAAATGAAGAAATTCCTAGTACAATTGTGGGCTTACGATTATCACGCTAAATTTGAAGTTTTAGCGGAAGATAATGCTAATTCTATTGAATTAGCAATCCTTGACAAACTAGGACAAAAAGGTGTAAAGTGGGAATATATCGGTGCAAAAAGTATGGATCATCGATGTAAACGCATAACCTATGAGGAGGTTATTAATGATACAAGAACTGTACAGTCAAAAACGGTCCTTGGAGTTGAAGTGGCAGTTGGAGTATGAGCAAAGTGGTAAATATACTCTTAATATGGTCGAAATTGATAGAACTATTAAAGATGTTATCACTGAGATCAAAGCCGAAGAAAGAAAGATTGCAGATAGAGAAAATGCAATTATTAATTCAGCTCCAGAAGTTTCAGTAGCAACTTAAATCGCTACTCGTTAGAAATCGTACATTCTCCGCAGGGATACCTTGCACTCTCAATAAAATTCATATATATTTTAATTACTATACAATTATTAATTAGATCTAGACGCGTATAGTCGACGGCCTAGAGACTAGATCTAAATTAACTAGGAGGATATAATATGGCAACAACTACCTTTTCGGGACCGATAAAAGCGGGAACGATTTATAATACGACTGGAAGTACAATTGGTACAAATGTAACCAATGTTGGATCAGTAGTAATGGCACAATCTGTTGTGTTAGACATCATTGGAGCAGACGCGTTAAATCAACGTGTAGCAATTGTTCCAGCAAATTCACAAATTATAGATGTAATTTTAAACGTTACAACTGTGAATAATGATAGTGGAACAGCAACCGTATCTATTGGTACAAGTGCAGACGATAATGCATTCATTAGTTTAGTAAATGTTAAAGCATTAGCAACTACACACGGTACTTTAGACACTGAAGCAACTGATGTTGGAAGTACAGACTTAGAAGTATTTGCAGATTTCGTAGCAGGAACTGAAGATGGCTCTACAGGAGCTGCAACAGCAACTGTTTTGTATATGCAAAATAACAACTTAAGCTAATAAAATACTGTGAGCTCCTTCGGGAGCTCACTTAAATTAATAAGGAAAAAATATGAGTACATATCCAGTAGATATAAAAATTAAAAGGATAACAAGTACCGTGGCTAACCAAGAAATTTTTGCGGGACCCGCAAGAATTTTAGGATTTTCGGCTAATTGTACAGCAGGAGCAGGAACGATTGATTTAGAAGATGATGGAACATCTTTAGGTATTTGGGGAACTCCAAATGGTTCTTCAAGTCCAATGGTTTATAATGTTACTTTACCTGGTACAGGTATTAAATGTAATACTAAGCCCACTTGTTCTTTAACTACAATTGCGGATGTAACATTCTACTACGGCTAGGAGGATAAATGGCAACGTCGGGAACAACGACATTCAATCCTTCGATTGATGACATTATTGAAGAAGCTTATGAAAGAACAAACATAAGAGGCGCACGAACGGGCTATCAATTAAAAAGTGCTAGACGTTCATTAAATATTTTATTGTCTGAATGGGGAAATAGAGGTATTCACCTTTGGAAAATTAAATTAGCAAGCGTTCCTCTAGTAGAAGGTCAAGCTTTATATAATTGGACTTCTGATACTACAAATTTTCCTACTGATATAAGTGATGTTCTAGAAGCTTATGTTAGAAATAATACTACAGCAACAGCGCCCGTAGATACGGCTTTATCTAAAATAGATAGATCCACTTATTCTGCATTACCTAATAAATTATCAAAAGGTACTCCTTCACAATATTATGTTCAAAGACAAGCGTATGTAAGAAACGCAGCAGGAACTATAACTGCTTCACCAAATATTTATTTATACACAACACCAAGCTCAAGTTTTTCTGGAGCAAATTATAAAGTTAATTTTTATTATATGGCACAGATAGAAGATGTGGGTTCTTATACAAATACTTCAGATGTAATTTTTAGATTTTATCCGGCATTAATTTCAGGACTTGCTTATTATTTAAGCATCAAATATTCTCCTGATAGAATGGCAGATTTAAAAATGATATATGAAGATGAATTAGCTAGAGCAGTGGCAGAAGATGGTCAAAGAACATCTACATATATTACACCACAAACATTTTATGGAGATGGAGTATAATGGCTGGAGTTTTTGCTAGAGGAAAAAGATCAATGGCTATTTCTGATAGATCAGGAATGGCGTTTCCCTATAGAGAAATGGTAAAAGAATGGAATGGTTTTTTAGTTCATTATTCAGAATATGAACCTAAACAACCACAATTAGATCCAAGATTTCACGGAGGAGACCCACAAGCATTAAGAAATGCAAGACCACAACCGGCATCGGTTACTAGTTTAATTATGTTAAGTACTAATCCTTTTGAAACTATAAAATATGGAGGAAGCACTTTTGTAAATGTTTTTTCAATTGATCATCAAAGATCAACTGGTGATAAAGTAAGATTCAGAGGACCGCCAGTTGTAACGGCGACTGGTCCGGGTGGAGCCGATGAAGCGGACGTAACAAATTTACAACAATTTATAAGTGTTCCTACCTTTGATAATATAAGTGATATTAGTGCGGCAGGAGGATTTACAATTACCGTTGGACAGAAAAATTCTGATGGAAGTGTAACAACTGCGCCTGGTACTTTAACTTCACCAGAAAATTATTTTTTCTTTACAAGTTCCGATACAGCAACAGATGGGTCAGTTAATGGAGGCGGCGACTACTGTTCCGCTGGTCCTGTAACATTAGGAGTAGTTAACGGATAATGGCAACATATACTTTAGCAAATTTACAAACAGATATTAGAAACTATACAGAAGTTTCAGATACAGTATTAACGGATGCTGTTTTAGAGAGAATTATTAAAAATGCAGAACATACCATTTTTAGAGCTGTTGATGTGGATAATGAAAGATTCTATGCAACCTCAAATACAATTATTAATAAAAGATATGTGAGCATTCCAGCGGATTGTAGAGTGATTCGCTATGTTCAATTAAAAAATAGTGATGATGAACAAGTCTATTTAGATCAACGAGATACGAGTTTTATGGCGGAATATTATAATACGCCTAATTCAGGTTCTACGTCTATTCCCAAATATTGGGCTAATTGGAACGAAGAATGTTGGATTGTGGCTCCTACCCCTAATGCAGCCTATGAAGTAACTATGGCTTATAATAAGGAGCCGGAAAGTTTAACCAGCACTAATAAATCGACGACGGGGACTTATATCTCCAATAAATATCCTGATTTACTTTTGTATGCAACTCTGGTAAATACATATGCATACTTGAAAGGTCCGCAGGATATGCTACAATACTATAAAGCGGCTTATCAAGAAGCTTTAGAATCGTACTCAATCGAGCAAATCGGTCAGAGACGCAGAAGCGAATACGAGGATGGTGTCATTCGCGCTCAATTAATTTCAAAATCACCATCAAGTTATTAACTATGAAGGAGACAAATAAATGGCAAATGTAATACCTTACTCTTTTAGAGGTGCTTTATTTTCAGGAAATCACGATTTCAAAACTGGAGGAAACACTTTTAAATTAGCGTTATACACATCTAGTCCTTACAATACTTCAAGTACAGTCTACAATGCTACAGGCGAAGTTGGAACTTCCGGTACGAATTATTCTACTGGAGGAAACACTTTAACTTCACAAGCTGTTGCTTCGGGAACGGCAGTTGCTTCTGTAGATTTTGCTGATACTGAATGGACGTCTGCAACTATTACGTCGGCTACTCACGGAGCTATCTATAATAGTACGACTGTAGATTCGCTTGCGAATAGATTATGTGTGGTTTTAGATTTTGGAGGAGCTAAAACTTGTACTAATGGTACATTTAAAATTACTTTCCCGGATCCGACAACACCGTCGAATGCTATAATTAGTATGGCCTAAGGAGAATTAAATGGCTTTAGTAATAAATGACAGAGTAAAAACAACCAGTACGGCGACAGGAAATAGTCAAACAACTTTTGCTATTTCTGGAACAGCTGCTACTGGCTTTGATACTTTTGCAGCGGGAATTGGAACGAGTAATACCACTTACTATTGTATTTTTAATCAAGGTACAACGGAGTGGGAAGTTGGTTTAGGTACTTTAAGTACAACAACAAATCTTCAAAGAACTACAATTATTAGTAGTTCTAATTCAGATGCAGTTGTTGACTTTGCCGCAGGTACAAAAGATGTCTTCTGTACAATGCCTGCATCAAAATCAGTTTATTTAGATGCAAGTGGAAATACGGTTAACGCAGCGGGACAAGGCTTTGCAATTGCAATGGCCGTTGCTCTCTGATATAAGGATAAAATATGGCACAAGATTTTAGAAACACTTTAAACCGAGTTATTGGAACAGGCGATACGACTATTTTAGCTGGCGGCAATTATGATGCAGTCATAGGAATTAGATGTTGTAATGTTTTAACAACAACAATTAATATTGATGTTAAAATTGCAAAAGGAGGATCAGACTACTTTTTAGCAAAAGGAGTTAATATTCCACCAAATTCAGCTATTGAATTAATTCAAGGTGGAGCAAAAATTGTTCTAGCTAGTACTGATACATTAGAAGCAGTTAGTGATACAGCGAGTAGTTTAGATGTAATTTGTTCGTACATTGACACAATTAGTTCGTAAGGAGAATTATGACGGCAGTAATTAATGGAATCCAATATATAGGAGGGCAATATAGCCCTAATGAATTTATACCCAATCAAGCGGCAACAATTGATGGAAC